GTTCCTGCAATTATTATTGAAGAAGAAATTGAAGAAGAGATATTTGATGATGTCATTGAGATATTGGAAGATGAAGAACCTATTGAAGAAACTGTATTCGAAGTACTTAATATATTCGATACAGAGGATGGAGAAGAAGTTCTTTCTGAAGAGATGGTTGAAGAAGAAGTTGCAGAAGTAGAAGAAGTCATTGAAAATATTGTTATAGAAGAAGTTACTACTGAAGAAGTAGTTGAAGTTTTAGAAGAAGTTAATGATATTGGTGTACAGAATTTAGCCGTTGCAACTGAAGAAGTACAAGAAGTAGTACAAGCTGTAGTAGAAGAAGCTATTGATAATGTTGAAGAACTTACTGAAGAACAAGTTGAAGTTGTTGCAGAAGTATTACAAGTAGAAGCAGAAGATGTTGAGATTATTGCCGAAGCTGTTAAGGATGACGAAGTAGTAGCTGAAGCAGTAGAAGAATACGTTGAAAGAGCTGTAGAGAATGCTGATGTAGAGAACTACACACTTGCTGATGTTGTTACAGAGGTACAAGTAGAAGCATTCATTGAAGATCCTATTGGTACTTTGGTAGATGTGGATTTTAGTGATGTGGTATTATCAGATATAGGTAAAGATATGAGTAATGATCAGAAACAGAAAGCGCAGGAGGTAGTAGTACCAGTTATTATTACTAGGATAGCTAGCATGGCAGCGTTTATATTGAGGAAATCATAATGTTTAAAAAAATATGGAACTGGTTTGTTGAAATAATTAGGGAAACTTTAAATCTTAGTTGGACCTTAGTAGGTTTAATAATAGCCACCTTGACTTTGACTGGGAGCGCTCAGCAAGTTACAGGATTAGCCACCGTTGTTACATTAGTAGTATGGTTATTAACGATAGGATTTAGAAAATAATGTGGTTTGATACACCTTTGTTAGATGATATTGATGATGAAATAAAATCATCTTGTTGTAAAACTATACAAAACAATCAAGGTACTTATGTTACAATATGTAATAGTAAGTATGGACATAGATAGGAGAGACTATGAAGTTACAAGTACTAAGATTTAGTTCAGAACCAGATAGTACATCTGGAATATTAATGGACGTAACAGATCCTTATAATAAAAAGTTTTTAGCATACACTATAGAAGATGAACATAGGGATGAGAAGATAAGAGGAGAGACAAGAATACCAGCAGGTACATATCCAGTTGTGTTACGTGAGGAAGGTGGTTTCTCAGCAAGGTATCTTAAAGCATACGGTAGTGATTTTCATAAAGGTATGTTGTGGATTAAAGATGTACCTGGATTTGAGTGGATCTTAATACACAAGGGGAATGACGAGTCGGCAACTATGGGTTGTTTAATAATCGGAAATTCACAAGAGAGTAACATTGTGAAACCTAAGGGATGGGTTGGAAGTTCTGGATCTAACTACATGACTACCTATCCACACATTAGAGACGCTTTACTTAAAGGAGAAAAGGTTACTATACAGTATGTAGATTATGATACAAAGGCAAATCCTTTTACAGTATTTAAAAGAAAAGCAACTAAACCAGAAAGAAAAGTTACAAAAGTTTATGAACCTAGAAAGGGGTGGTGGAATTAATGCCTAACAAACCAGGTAAAAAGAAGAAAAGATATTCTTCTAAAAGAAAAAAGACACGCTACTAAGGAACTTTACGAAAGTATCTTGTCCAGGTTGCTCGATACCTCTTGAAGTAAGAAGAGGTAATTATGTATGTGTTAATAAGCAATGTAATCATTATAATAAAAAACAAATTTCTGCATATAAAACCTAGAAATGTCTTACCATTGTAGTATAATTTAGTTATGAATATGTTTACAAAATTCAAAAGAGCAAGAAATCAAGAAGGTAAGTTCAAGAAGGACTTATGGTGGACTCCTTGGAATGACGCATGGGAGTATAAATTGAGTGAAGATCTCAAAGATATGATCGAGCGAACTGCATGGACATTCATTGAAGCGTTCATTGGTGCATTAACAGTTGCTCCTCTAGTTGGTGTTGACGCTGAAGTAATTCAGCTAGCAGCATTAGCAGGAGGTGGCGCAGCATTAGCAGTAGTCAAGACATACGCTAAAAAACAAATAAGTAATTAGATACTTGTTATCTTAGAGAGAGGTGGTTCATAAAAGATGAGCAAAAAGAAAACTCAAAGTGAGTTAGATAAACTTATGGAGAGTCAACAGGACGTATCGCATAACCAGAAATCTCCCATTCCCGCACATCCGCAGGGGTGGGAACCTGGTGTCTCCTTTAATCATTCAAAGAAAAAAGGAACTATAACATCAAGACCTACTACAAATTCTAGTCCAGAGTTTTCGGATCTATTAGAAGAGTGGGGTTTCAATCCAGATAATTACATGATACTTGATAATACTTTACAAGTAAGAACATGGGATATGAATATGGGTGGAGGTAATATACAACAAGCGTGGTATTACCGAGCTACAGTAATAGCAAATGATATAGCTATAACTGATAAAGACTATGAGAGATTGTTGAAGTGGATACAATCACATAAAAGAAAACCTAAACCAAAAATGAAAGATCCAAAGAGATCTTTTTTTGTTGCTATATCTGATTTACAATTAGGTAAACGTGATGGTGGGGGTACTGAAGCTATCATTGAAAGATTCCTAGATAAGATAGATAAGGTTAAAGAACGTTATGAGTTCTTACAAAAAGCAGGTATGCAGTTTGATCAACTAACTATTGTAGGATTAGGTGATATAGTAGAAGGGTGCGTTGGGTTTTATCCAGACCAAACCTTTTCAGTTGAACTTGATAACAGATCTCAGATAAAAGTAGCACGTAAACTAATAGCTAAAGCAATAGTTGAATGGAGTAAAGACTTTCCTTTAGTTGTAGTAGGTGCAGTTCCAGGTAATCATGGAGCTAAAAGAATATCTAAAGGTGTAGCACCAACAGGAGAGATGGACAATGCAGACCTTGAAGTCTTTGAACAGCTTGGAGAAATCTTTGCACAAAATAAAACCTATCAACACGTTAAGTTTATTATTCCAGACGATCCACATTTAACATTTAATATTTGTGGTACCGTTTGCTCATTTACTCATGGTCATGCTATCGGTATGGGGGGTGGTACACCTGAAGTAAAAGTAATGAAGTGGTGGAAGGACCAGGCATTTGGATGGCAACATCCAGGAGACTCAAAAATTTTAGTGAGTGGTCATTACCATCATTACATACACAAGACAGATCCTCGTAACTGGTTTCAAGTTCCATCTTTAGATGAATCAACTTGGTTTAAAAATCAGACAGGTAAACAAACACAACAAGGTATATTTACTATGTCTATAGAAGGAACGGAAAGGGGATATTCAAATGCAGAAATTGTCTGACAATATGTTTGCTGATAAGAATGAGTTAAAGCATTGGGCATTACAATTACACAACGCTCTAGGTGGACAGAGAGCAGAGCCATCAATCAATATGTCTAAACAAAACAAAGAAAAAGTAAGTGAGTTGTGCCATATATTTGTTGAGCAATGGAATATGAATATGACTCTTGCTCTTAAAAAATTTAATAAAGATAAAGGTGAAGAAGAGTGAAGATAAAAATTTTATTAAGACACGGAGAGTATCAAGACATAGAGTTTGAAGATGCTCCTATGCATATACCTATGGAAGTTGAGATAGTAGAAGCATCTGACGAAGAGGAATGACTAACACATACGACTATCTTTTTGATATTGGATTAAAGACTTGTCCTTGTTGTGGAAAAGACTCATATGAGTTTCCAAATAAATATAATATAATATATGCTGATCCACCATGGAGTTATAGACCTAATACAAATAAAGAAAGATGGTCTAGTGCTGACAATCATTACAACACTATGACATTGGAAGATATAAAAGATTTACCTGTACAAGATTTATCTGCTGATGATTGCATACTATTTATATGGGTATCTAATCCATTACTTGATAAAGCATTTGAAGTTATAGATAGTTGGGGATTTAATTACAAGACTGTTGGTTTTACTTGGGCTAAAAAAAATAAGATAAAGGACTCATGGTTTTGGGGTATGGGATACTGGACTAGATCTAATGCAGAGCTATGTTTAATAGCAACAAAAGGTTCTCCTAAAAGAGAGAGTGGTGGTGTGCATCAGCTTATCTCTGAAAGAATCAGGGACCATTCACAGAAACCAGAGATAATAAGGGATAAGATAGTAGAACTGTGCGGTGATTTACCTAGAATAGAACTGTTTGCTAGAGAGAGATGTGATGGATGGGATAGTTGGGGAGATGAATTACCATAAAAAAAGAGGTCTATTGCTAGACCTCTTTAGTTTTTATCGATTCATATTGAGGTACGGAGGTACATCTATTTGTTTCGATATAAAAATTATAACACATAATTTACAATAATCTTGATTTTTTTTAAAAAATGTATAAAATTATAATATGAAAGAAAAACGAGTATCAATTATGTTTACAGATACTAGCGTAAGAGATTACGTTATAACTGCTGGCTCTATAGAAGAGTGTGAAAAAATATTTGATACAATCTGGATGCATAAAGAAGAGAGTATAAAAGATTTATGTATTCAATATAACGTTAGACCTAAGACTACGGTATGGTGTCATTACGAAATGAATGACAAAATTATACAGTCTTATGATGACGATCCAATGAGACTAGATACACATGAGGAGGACGAATGACAGTAGCAGAAGTAATGGATGAGAAAACGTATAAGGAATTAACGAAACCTTTTACTGATAAAGAAATAGAGAAGGCACCTAAAGGAAAGTTTGGGGATTTTGTTCCCCATCATATAATTACTAAAAGATTAAATGAAGTAGTACCTGGTCGGTGGACCTTTGAATTAAAAGAGATAATAAGAAACAAAGAAGGAGAAGTAGAAGGTGCCGTGTGTCGTATGACGATACAAGGATTAGGTTATCATGATGAAGTTGGTGATGTAGATCGTAATGATAAAAATAATTTTGGAACTGAATCACAATTATTAAAGCTAACTTTTTCAGATGCTATTAAAAGATGCGCAATGAGATTTGGAATAGGTTTGCATCTATGGACAGGTGAAGAGACCGCATGGTTTGACTCGTCTAGTTCCTCCTCTAATGGTAAGCAAGCTAAGTCGGGGAAGCAGGAAACTAAATCTGTACAAGTTACAGAGCAGACACAAAATGCTTCCCCAGATTTAGATCCTTTAAAGAGGAGTAAAGATGCAATCCAATACATAAGACATACTCTTTTATTTGAAACAGGAATACAAGAAGGTAGTGATGAAGAAAAAAGAATCATCAGAAAACTTGTAGACTACGGAAAGAAAAGAATGTTAAAGAAAGATGCAAGTATTGAAACTTATACTGATGCTGAGTTTGATAAACTATTAGATAAGATAGCGGATTTCTTTGAAAAGAATAAAGATTCTTTAATCAATACTGCTAGTGATAAGAACCTAAGTTCTTTATCTGATGCAGGACTTGAAGCAGAGAAGATGGAAAAATCTAACACAAAAGATGTGTTAGTTGTAGGACAAAAGGAGGAAGAAGTGGTAGATATACCAGAAGGAAAATGGATGCAAGAAGAGGTGAGTGAAGCTCAAATGAATTTCATTGTGAACACACTCATACCTGAATGTATTGATGCAGGTGCTGATAAAGAAGCAACAGAAGCTAAGAAGATGATTGAAAGCGGAGAGCTTAACAAAGGTACTGCATCTGATTTAATTACTAAACTTAAAGCTGCAAAGAGCAAGTGAGTCATAAAGAAATTATAAAACAAATACTATCTGATGGTAGATGGCATTGTATTCAATCAATAATTCTTGAGACAGGACATTCAGCTAGGAATAGGATTAGTGAAATGAACATAGCTTCTGAAAAAGCAAATGGAAAACTTGCTATTGAAGGAGCGCCTTGTGATATAGAAGGTCATAGTCATAAAGCTAATCTATTTAAATATAGGAATGCTCAACATGATGAGAAAGAATATTATCTACAGACTTTTGATGATTTGATAGGAGAATCAATTACATGAAAGAAGTTATAAGTTCTAAAGGTAGTAAAGTTGTGTATGATTTACTTGTGTCGTGCAATATATTAGAAAGTTGCGTGTCTTTAAAAGAAATAGATCCTTCAGATAGTATAGGGTTTATACCAGAGGATGCAGTAAGACGACCATTCAATACTGGTGTAACTCAAATGTTAAATGAACAGGGTTACGAGATACCAACTGTTGATGGAGGACATCACGGTGGTATGAGGATGGGATACGTTAACACTAAGGGATACGGTGAAGTAGAAATCTTATTAGATTTTAATGACTACTTTGTGTTTGAATATACTAAGCAGGAAGTACAGCTAGACTATGGCAGAGTACCTAAAGAAACTATGCAAGGATGGTTAGATGCTTTTGCTAGTGTTCTCAACAGTAGTAAGTCATTAAAGAAAACAAGAATGAAAGTTAAGGACGAGTTCAAAGATACTTATTATCAAAGTGATACAAGTTTCTATAGTTCTAAACCGAGAGGGCAATCGGAAAGTGAGTAATGAACAAACCAAAACAGCAGGGTACAAGGTTAGAAACCTTTGTAGCAAAATTACTAGGAGGGGAGAGACTACCTGAAGGTGGAAAATATGACAGAGGAGATGTGGTTTTTAAATGGAACGGCATTGAGTTCTTTGTTGAGTGTAAAGCTAGGCAATCTTTGAATGTAACAAGAGAGCTAGCTAAAGCAATTAAGAAAAGTAAATCTGATTTTACTGCATTGATATGGAAGAGGTTAGTTAAAACTGATGGCAACAGAAGGCAACCAGATGGTGTACCTATAGTTGTATGCTTACCTTTAGAAACATTTTGTGAAATAGTAGAGTCAAGAAAGGGAAATGAATTTTTTGATGAGCCATTCTGGAAAGCAATACCAACAAGTTAGTTTGTGTGTCGTGCGCTCTTCATGATATTTTGTGTCGTGCGCTATGACTAAAGATGTAGATGTTGAAGGAAGAAAGATCGCATTAAAACTACAATCTTTAATGGCGGTAGTTGAATACAAATACAATAGACATGAGCCATGTCTTGTATGTAATCGTAAGTTCATGCATCATATAGACGGACTGCCTTGTGAATCTGATGATGAGATTAAAGAGCGTTCTCCTGTTGGCTATCCCGTTGATGCTAAGTGGTACAAAAGAAAGAGCCAGAATAAATCTGGCTCAATCAAATGAAATAATACTTTTACTTTATTTCTTTATACTATACCTCCTTCTCTAAGTAAGACTTTACACTTTTAATTCCAGCTATGTATCCTGCGTCATAAGATAAGTTGCAGTCAAGTGATTCCCATTCTACAACTTGTTCTAATACTTCGTCTGCCGTGTCATACTTCTCTCCGTCAAACTCATAGTCATAACGTCCGTCTTTGTTTTCACTATCAATATGTTCTTTTACACTAGCTATATCTCTTTCAATTAGTTTTAAGATATTCATTTAGTACTAGCTTCTTCCAACTTGTATTCAGTAGGATTTTTATAATGGATTAGTTTATACTCTCCCATCATTTCTCCTTCTTGAATCCTAGTTATTATAGTATCAAATGCTATTGTATCTAAAGGACTTGATACTAATAGCGTTATCTTTTCTACCTTCATATCTCTTTCAATCATTCTTTCTCCTCGCTTATTCTTCTAACAATCCAACTAATTCTGCGTTGCTATGTAATTGCATACACATAGAACATATACCATTAGTCATACTAATTGTTAGATAACTTTCCTCACATAATCTACACTTCATTATGTGTTCTTCTTCTGTTGAAAGCTACTTAGTCTTACGTCAACTACCTCAGAGCCATCAGGAATTTCATCTCCGTCTCCCTGTAAGGCATACTCTCTTGCTTCCTTCTCGCTTGTAGCTGTAACAGTAGAATGAATTACTCTCTCTATTGTTACATCATATTCTTTATCCACACTATCCTCCTCTTCTGTGTCGTGCGTTCTATTACTATCTTTTGATTCCTCTTTTAAAATTGATCTTTCACTTACCTCCTGTACATATATTTTTATGTTTGGATTGTTTAATGATTGAATCATTTTACTTGCTGAATCAAAGGCATCTTGCTTGTCTTTAGCAAGATAAGTTATATTCCATATTCCTTTTACTTTGTACTGCTTCATTCTGTACCTCCACAGATGAAACAATCTCCATTGTTCTGAGGCGGTATCCAATTACCGCATACTTTACAGACCATTTCTCTCCTCCCTGTATTTATCATGTGAACTTTTCACATTCTTCTGATAGCAATGACTATGATATGAGCGACCGAAGGAGACAGTATCTACTTCTCCGAAGGAGAAGCTGAGACCATCCCCACAATAATCACACCTGCTCATTACTATCCTTCACTTCATACTTCTCATACAACAATGTAAATACTGGACGTATTGGTACTTTGTTTTTTCTTATTAAAAATATCAACATCTTTTCATCAGTTGATAGTCCTTCATCTTTTGGATACAGTTCATCAGACATTATGCTTCCTCCTCCTCACAATCACTACATAAATCACTATGTCTATCTTCTTTTACAACTTTAGATACTTTGTAGTCGGCAGTAGAAAAATTATAATCTGCTATTCCATAATCTCTTGCCTCTTGTATAGCTTCAGCTTCAGTATCTCCAAAACCTACAACAGTAAAAGTAAAAGTTACTTCGTGCCTATGCTTGCATAATTTAACTTTCATTATTCCTCCTCCTCACAATATTCAAAGTTACATTTGAATTTACCTTTAGATATTTCTGTTAACTCATCATTCATGAATCTATCTTCACAGACATAACAATCTTTCTCGCAGCAATCTGGATACTCATACTCATCTTGACAATCGTAGTGATAATCAACAGATATAAATTCTGTTTCATCTCTAGGTACTTCAGTTACATAGTAAAGCATCCTATCAACAGACATGAATCCACTTTGTATTCCTTCAAAGCTACCGCTCGCATGAATCTCTGTCCATACACATAGAGGATTCTGTTTCTTTACAAACTCTAAGTCCTCTCCATATGTTTCAAAGTATCCAAAGGAATCTTTATATAAATACTTATATACTTTATTCCAGTTTCCTGAGCCACCTGTTCCATACTTTTGTAACCTTCTATAAATAAACTTGGGCAAGTTTCTTGCTTCTGTATAGTTATGATTCTCTGTTACTGAATTAAGAATAGGTTTATATTTCTTTTCCCATTCTCCAATACGAAGGTTTACTATCTTAGTCTCTCCTCCTGTACCGAACAGATAATCGTTTAATGTTTTAGATATAAAACTCATGAATGCATCTCAAATATATAAGCAACATATCTTTTGTCTTGCTTTCTGGTTTTATAATTTGGATATGATTCCATTTGATACTCACTTAGTTTTATTAGTTTACCTTTAGGTGTTGTATAAAATGGAGAAACTAATTCATCTGGATAGTCATCATTAGCCATAGTAGTGTGATGAAAGAATTTCTCCACACTAAATTGCTCATACCATTCTGTTAATCCTTTATAATCCATTCGGTAGTATGGCTTATCATAATTATCTGTTAGCTTCATTGAGTCATACCATCCAGAGTATTCATAATGATTATCAAACCATTCCATTATCTCTGGCGGTAGCTCTCCGTCTCTTAACCACAAACTATTTCTATAATCTGTGATTCCTATTCCTTCTGTCCACATATGTACCTCCTATTTGTGTCGTGTGGTGTGCGTACTCATATGATTTACAAAATAAAAAATAAAATGGATCAGATTCTTTTCTGGATTCTTTATGTTTTATAGTGTGATTCATATTCATACCTCCTGCTTCTAATAATGATAAACATATTATCAAGATAAATCATTTGTTTTTTATTTAATTCTAGTAAGATTATTAGTAGTTATATAGGAGGTACATTTGGAATATGCGCCATGTGTAAGAAGCGGATTCTGTTGTAAGCAGAAGCCATGCCCATTCGGAGAAGTTACAAGTCCTACTAATTTAGCTTGTAAGTTTTTAGGTGGAGACACAGCAGGGCAGTATTTCTGTATGAAGTATGATGAGATTCAAGCGGGGAGACCAGATAACTTTGCTGACTTTAGTCCTGCTTTTAATACAGGATGTTCCTCAACTTTATTCAATCCTGATAGGGATAGAGTAATTGAAATTAAAATAAAGAAATTAAAGAGGAGGAAAGTATGAAGTTATCTAAGCTCATGGAAGAGTTAAAAGAAACTGAAGAAGAACTGGAAAATATTAAAGAGAAAGTTAGTAGTTCAACGGATGAATTAAACGATACTTATAACGACTTAGACACAATCAAAGTCAAAGTAAAAGGATTATCTAGTGAACTTAATAAGGTGCAGAAATGAGAAAGAATGGAAGTGAGTATAGCTCCTGTGGATGCGAATCACATTTCTGGTTTGAGCCATTTGAAATATACGAGCAAGAATTGTGTAACTTTCACAAGAATAGAGAGGTACAGAAATGAAATTCCGTAATCATTATCAAGAAGTAATAGAGAGAGAAGTAAAAAGATTTAACAATGCTTTTTATTCTCATCACATAGCTGATGATATGTTGGTAGAAATTAGAGGAGCTTTAAGCAACTTAACTGAAAGAATTTATCAACCTAAGAATCAAGTTATAGAATGGAGAGACAAATAATGGGTAAGAAAGAAGCAAGAGAATCTTTTAATGTAAAAGATTTAGCACACGGATTATATTTAAGAGACATAATCAACTGTATGCCTGACAAAACTAAGTTGCCTTATGATGAGACAACTTATGTGAGTATCGTGCATCAGATAATTGCTGATTACAATGACGGATTAGACAAAGATAAATTAGGATGGTTTTGTAATCAACACGAGCAGGAAGATATGACAGATAAATTACCTAACCTAGCTAAGAATGACAAAGCATATGCTAGCCAATGTGATACGTCAGTTTTATCTCAATGGGTAATTGCTTCAGCTCTTACAGTTGTTAACAGAGCTATTGATGAAGCTAAGGAGGAATTGAACTATGAGTAAAGGTAATTGTTATGAAGCTAACTTCATAGAATTTATGGCAAGAAATAATTCTGATGAAGTATTAGTCCAAGCAATGAGAGAAGTCGGCAAGAACTCTGAATGGTGGGGAGGTCATGCCTTCATACTTAATAAATCATTTGGAGCTGTCTATGATTTATCTAATTCAGCAGAACAGTTCGGAATAGATGATAAAGGAATCCATCAGGAACTCATATATAAAGAATGGAATATTCAAAAGGATGGGAGAGCCATGTACTTTGAATACACAAGAGACCATGCTAAAAAAATGTTTGCTAAGCATAATCATTTTGGAAGTTGGGAACTAAAGCATGAGGATTGGAAGGATGAGCAAGGAGGAGAGAACTGGGGTAAATATATGACAGAGTATTTCAAACCAACTCATCAACCAAAGCAGTATGCCTTCT